TTTTTACTTATTGTTATTAAATCCTAATTCAAATTCGGGGTTCATAATTTTGATTAAAAAACCTTTAGTAATAAACAGAATTTCCTCACCAGGAAACTTTGATTCAAATTCATTTTCAATTTTTGATTCTGCGACCATATATTCTTCATTGTGTGCATAAAAACTAAAAGGAAGAACTTCTATTATATGGACATTAGCTCTATATTCATATCTAATCTTAATGTTTTTAAATTGAGAATATAGGTCTTTTAGCTTATTTTTTATAAAATTTTTTGATTTCATTTTTCTTTTTTAAATATTCGTAAGCATAATTGAATGCTTCTTTAAATTGTTTGTCTTGTTTATAAGTATTAACTAGTGTCCAAGTCAATACATTATCTTTCATGTTTGTTATCATATATCCGGCATCTCCCTTACTAACATCATTATCAGCGAGAAAAATAAAATATTGGATTCTATTCTTAGACATGAAAGAAATAAATCTCATAAATATTCTACTAAATCTTCTTTTAAATCTTCTTTTCTTCATTATTCTGCATTTTTATCTGTATCAAGTAAATCTTCGTGTCCTATATAAGGAACACACATTTTATAAGCTGAGTAATTGCAATTAAAAGGATAATCATCCCCAGAATCATAATTTTCAAATACATCTAACTCCCAAGGATTATTTTCTCCGTTTCTTCCAAGTACACACTCCCTAGATTTTAAATTTATAGGTCTTTCTTGACTAAAGCCACCATTTACTAAGTCATATTCAGTAAAGGATAGTGTAATTATATCATTCCCATATTCTAATCCATTTAAGTAATATGTGTGTTCTCCCGAGTTTGTATTTGTTGCTTTAAGAAATCTATCATTGAATTCTGTTATTTTGAGCCACCCATATTGGATATCAAATACGTTATCTCCAATTTTTACTTTCATAATTATATTTTATTTAATATTAAAAATATAGCCCCCATTTAAGAGGGCTAAATTACTAATTTCTAGAAAGGTAAGTCATCTTTTTCACCGTCTGCTGCTCCTTCGGGAGCTATTGGCTCTTGTGCTACTTCCTGCTCTGCTTGTGGTTGATTCTTATCTCCTTTGTCTATCGCCCACGCATTGATATTAGAATACCATTTACCTTTATACTCTCGGCTCTTAATATCTATCTGAGCGGTGATAGTCTCTCCTACCTTAAGCTCTGTAATTTTGTCATTAAACATATCAAAGGCTATATCATTTGGATACTGACCTCCGGCGTCTACCGTGATTACTGCTGTTTGTTTTTTCCAATCTTTACCTGATGTTTTTGATGTTCCTTGTTGTAATTCTAAAACTGCTTTTACTTGACCTGTTATTTCCATTTTATTTGTATTTTAAAAATTTATAAATTTAATATTTCTTCTATCTCGCCCTCTTCAATTAAATCATTGAAGTATTTTAATCTTTGTGTTAACCGGGCAATAGGCTCTAACACATCTTTTCTATATGTTCTAAGTATCTTAATCTTATTAGGATGCCCATCGGGATAACGAGGGTCGAAAGATACAAAATCACACCACTCTACCTTAGGGTCTAACATGTGCCCCATTACTTGCCAAAAGTAAGCATTGGTATCATTAAATGAGGTAAGTGCCATATTCCTTAGGTGGTTAGCTCCGTTGATAGGACACTTATATTCTGCCGTACCCTTACCATCGGCTGTTCGTCCATCGGGGCTATCACCAACACCTTTAAGAATATCATCTACAAAAAGGATATCTTTGAAATCATTAGTTCCCGAGAACATTGGTATTCCTGTCACCTTCTTGTAATACAAATGAGCCTCCTCTTCATGGTCATGACCCCATCTAAAGTTAGCATTAGATACATATTCACTATCAACGCCCGTCTCTCTCTGATGGACAATCTCAATAAGATAATCAATACCTGACTTAAGTGCCATACGACCATTTTTCTTAACTTTCATTAAGTTGTCAAAATTAGACGATGTCATCTTGCCTATACGACGTTGTTTCCATCGCTCTTCTCTCTCAGTCTCATTTATAATGACCTTTAAGCCATCATCAGCTACATTATCAATCTTCGTCTCTAGTGCTTTCTCTTCTTCTGCAAAAGGATTAATTATACTGCTCATTTTAGTAGTTTTTTAGCCTTTGTCATAACCTCTAAGAACTCGGGGTCTTCGTGAAGTTCTTTGTTCTTATTCCATATCTGCATCAGCAAGCCCATAGACTCGTTCAGCCCATTCATATAAAGTGTTAGTTGCTCACCTCCATAGAGTTTCTTGCCACTAGCCGTCTTTGGACACTTGCTCAGCACATCATAACTAAGGACTTTAGTTCCTATATTATATTTGTCTCTGCCTACACCAAATAAGACCGCTGCCCTCTTGAAAGCATCTGATGCTCTACCTTTATAACGTGCATTCTTACTCACTCGTGGGTTCTCATCCTCTGTACCTACATCCGTCTTAGTGATACGTGTATCATTGATGAGTACTGATATGGATGCTGCCCCTGTCTCGGGGTCATAAGTGTTTTCCCAATTTGCTCCACCAAAAACATCATCAAAACGTTGTTGTATCTGTCGTGCATCATTATAAGGTATAACGGTACACTTATTAGAACTTTTCATCACATTAAGTACTTTCCATTTGTACTCAATAGGTGCTTGAAGAGCTGCGAAATACTCTTCGTTGGTCTTACTCTTGCGACGTTTCTGAGAGATAACCTCTGTTGCTCTCTCCTGAGTCTCTGTTTTGTCTGTTGTCATTCCTGTCTTTCTTTAAAGATTTGTTTTTTATTATTTCCCATAAGGATTTTTCTTCCGGAGTGTCATCGAAGTTGAATGCTCCCGTGAGAAAGCCTATAAATGATGTCTGTTTATTTAGGTAACTTATAGCCTCATCTCTAGTCTCTCCTAATTTGGAGCAGCAAGATACTAAATTTTTATCAAACTTAGTTTTAATTTTTAATCTTTTTAGCTCATCACTAAATTCTTTTTTATATTCGTGCATGCTATTGCTGTTTTATTAAAAGTGTTAACCATTTTCCATTCAAGTAAATAAGAAATTCATCAGCCCATATTTCATAAGCCGTAGCCTTATAATTATTTGTTTTTAATTTAAAAACATCTTCATCTCTTAAAATATAATTACCTGCGACATAACCTTTTTTCTTTGCTAGTGTGACAAGATATTGTTCATACTTTTCTTTATATTTCTTTCCAAAAATATACTCATTAAAAAGAGTAATATTATAGTTTTCGAAATCTGACTCGTCACCTACTAAGACGAGATAAGGACAATCAACACTTACTATATTTTTCTTTTCCTTATCAAAGGAATTGTGTAAATCATTAAGTGATAATATAAAGTCAAACTGCTCTTTATTATCACATTTGACTGCGATAGGTTTCTCTTCTTCTTCTTTTAATGTTACAAGGAGTAAATTATTATTAAGTAGCGCTTCTACCATATCTACTCCTTTCACTTCGTTTATCTCTTTAATTATTCTTGTTTTATTCATCATTTTTATGCTTTCATGTAATATGTGTAAGGGAAAAGTGAGGGTGCAACAAGTATCCAAAAGTATTTAACCGATGGACCTGATATTTTCGTTTCTCTATAATAACTTTCTCCCATATCTATAGATAAAATATCTTCTTCTTCGTCATATTTAAAACGTAATCTCCTACATACCTCAGGATGTCTTTTTTGTGTGATAGTCACCACACAACATTTCATCTCTTCATTCCACTCATAATCATATTCTAAATCATAATCATAACATTCGGTGGCGAGGTATTCCTCTAGCTTTCTTGCAAATTTCTTATTCATTTTTCCCATTATTACTTAGTAAATAACCATCTTTTATTAATATCTCATTTTTCTTTAACTTATCTTGAGTGAAATCACCCGTGCAAGTAGTCATGAATTGTAAATCATATTTCTTCTGCATAGATATAAGTATCTCTTTGGTCTTATTATCAATAGGCACGTCTAAGAATAAGTAACGCAGGCCATGTACCCCTTGTTTCTCTTTCTCTTCTAATAAGTGTACTTGCATCAAGATTGCAAGGATATTCTTTTGTGTCTCAGAATAGCTTGATATAGGTCTGTACTCTTTCTTCGCGTTATGGAAGAGCTTAGTATCGTGTGAACCATTATAGACTGTCCTGATGTCGTTGTTATCATTGATAACCATCATCTTAAGCCCTTCAACTCCTAAATCAAGAGTGGTAAAGATTTTTCTATATTCCGTAGTGATATCTTTAACTTTTTTGTCTGCCTCTTGATGTTCATAGAACGCTGCCCATCGTGCTGCCACCCTGTTAGATGCTTTCGCTCTATCAATCTCATCTTGGAATGAGTTGCTTGGCTCTACGATAGTCTTTTTCTCCTTAAACAATGGAAGAGCGGCTTTCCTTAAGGTTGCTATATCCTCAAAGGCTTTTTCTACCTCATCCGTATATTTTCCTTCTTTGATATATCTCCCTTTGTCATCTTTCTTGATGCCAGTAGCCTCTTTAGGGGTAAATACTTTCTTTTCTCCGATAGACTCTAGCTTAGCAAACTGCTCATCAAGACCCGTAAAGCCTTTACTCGTAAGAAAATCTATTGCTTTCTTCACTTGGTCTCTCTCGGCTAGTAGTTTATCAATATTATCATTAAACTCTTTTACCTTAGCTTTCTCTTTTTCATTGATAAGGTCCGTATTAGCTTGCAACGAAGAGTTGTAGTTGCTAATCACTGAATTACATTTAGATACCTTTAACTCTATATTAGATATTTGACTATCTATATCCGATAAGTGAGCATAATAGTTCTTGATAGCTAGCTTGTGCTTATCCTCAATCGCTTTAATATCTATCTCTTCAGGTATGTTTGCCTCTATATATCCTTCTTCTTCAAGTCTTTTCTTAAAGGCATTCAGCTCGGCTACCTTATTATATTTCCTATCTCTCTCAATCTTTGCTTTTTCTAATCTGTCAAGGATAGAGCCTTTATAATCTTTAGATGACTTATCGAAGACTACTCCTAAATCTCTAAGTTTATCTTTATATACCTTCATCATCCACTCACTCTGTGTCTTGATGTTATCCGATATAAAAGATTCTACTCCAAAAGTTAGCTCTGTCTTAAGATAATCTCTTAAGGCTGCCGGAGTGAATTTCTTACCATTAATAGTAGGCTCTTTTACTATTTTACCTTCTTTATCTTTCATATAGACCACTGATGTGCTATCTCCACCACTATATGTGGTACGCATATAAAGAGAATTATCATTGACGGTAAGTCTGTCTTCCACATCAAAATCTTTCAACACTTTAGTGTCTACATTAGTTTCTCGTGTTGAGCCTGCCGACAATGCAAGGTTGATTGCTTTATTCACTGACGATTTACCTGCTCCTACGACACCTTTGATTTGTATTAACTCGTTGGGGTCGGTGGTAAACTCCATCTCTTGTGCCTCTAAGACACCATACTTATTGTTTACCTTTAGTCCAATAATTTTATTGTTCATCGTTTTTGTTTTTATTAATTAAATCTTTTCTTTCGCTATCACCTATGATATATGGTTGAGGAAACCATGAGATAACTTTATATCCATGTCCATCTTTATCATAAGTTATTTTGTCTTTATCTTTAACTCTACTCATCTGCCTAACACTCAAGTTGAGTAACTTAGATGCTTCTTCCATTGATTTGCAGATAAGAGGTTTATCAAGTGGCTTCTCAGGATTGAATATCTTTACAGAATTTCTCACAGGCATATATATATCATATCTTTTATTCTCAATACTTACTACGTACTGTCTTTTTCTCATGGTGAGCATCTTTCCATTTCTACGCATCCTACCTTCAATATCATAATCATAGACATCGAATTTTGTATTCCATATCCTTGTGGACATGCCTAACTTTTGCCATTTCCCTGATTCATTTAAATTAGTACCTGCTTTTGGTACTATCTTATGAGTTTTCATGAATTCTAGCACTTCAGAAGTGAGTGCATTAATCTGATACAGTTTATTTATTACGTCATTTTTGTTCATTGCTTTTGTTTTGTTATGTGTGCAATATATAAATAAATTATAAACATTGCAAATTATATTTGCCTTTTATATTCTTTTTCTTTGACCTATTGATAACATGCTCACAATTTGTACAAAAATCTGAGTCTTTACAATAGGACATATAAGAGCATTTGTAGAGGTTTACACTATTATATATATAATAGCAATTAGAAGAGTCAATACTTTCTCTAGAGCCATGCAGATATTCACAATTAGTGCAATTGGTACAATCATGACAATTATCACACCTAATAGAGTTTACACACCCTACACAGTCATTACAATTAACGCATCCTCGACACTCCCAACATCCTGTGTTTGTTACGTTGTCTTTGAAATAAGAAGTGTTATAATTATCTAATAAAAAGCCATTAACTGATTTATCTGCTCTGTTGAGAAAGGCCTCATATGATACAAAGGGTAATGTCTTATTCATGATGAACTAATTTATAAATATTAAGACCTAAACCCTCGATGGTTATCTCCGCCTTGCGAGCATTGATATAAGAAACACTTTTTATGATGCAGTTATATCTAGCTGCATTATAGAATATATAATCTATCTCATCTTTATCGAACAACATAGATACTACTCTTTCTTTTTTATCTGCTCTTGCAGACTCTGTGGCCATTATTATAAATAATAAGACTGCCATTACTACTATTACTATTATCATTGCCATTTTTCGTTATATTTATTTACCATTTGTTTAAATTTTTTATCTAACACATAATCATCTTTGAAATGCTCTAAATAGAGAATAATAGATGAGTGATTTCTATTTAGTTTTTTACCTATAGCCTGAAGGGTTAATCCTTCTTTACGGAGTAGATAAGCTGCTAAATGCCTTGCTAAGATAAACTCATAATCTCTTTGCCTGCCTTTTATTTGTTCTATACTTATCCCGAACAAGTCAGCAACTCTCTGCACTATATCTTTTTTTGATTGAGGTTTGTTTTGCTTTGAGAGCATATTAATCCACCTATCTATTATATTCAAGGCTTTCTTGATACATACCTTGTCGGTGGCACGATAAAAATTAGTTCTTCCTCCTATACATATTAATAGAAGTGTTTCTTCATATTTTAATCCTTTCGCCATAAGACGATAATTAGTAGGGATAGGTGTATAGTATAGGTCAGCATCTCTATCGAAATGTTCTAAGTAGTCATTAATGTAATTTCTTGCTTTTTTTAGGTCTTTTAGCTCAGAAGAAATTTCTTTCTTTCCGGCCCTGACTAAGTATTTTACGGCGTTGCCTAGATTAAAAGGATAATCCCTTATCACATCCATCACTTCAATACCATTATTTTGGTAGTAGTTTGGGTGGTTCACGTCTTCTTGTTTGCTCATCATTTCTTTAATCCTCTATTTTAGTTATTTTATCGGCCTCAGGCATATCATATAGTCTGATTCCTTTAATTGTCTTATCTCCTTTTAGGATAGCCTTGACTACTCTATGCCACCCATCACATATGAATCCATAATCAGTTAGAATAATTGGATATTTCAAATCAGCTTTTTTTACTCTATTAAATTCAAATATAAAGTCTTTGATTGATTTATCACCTGCACCCCATACCATTACACTAGTATCTATGGCAGCTAAAGGTATATCAAAAGGTTCTATGTCCTTTGCAGCCTCAATAAGAGTGCCAAATCTCCAACTATATCTTTCATCTCCTATCGTGACGCTAAAAGCATGATTTTCAGTGTCTAGCTCTTCTATTTTTACTTTTGGTGTTGTCATTTCTTTAATATTAATAAAACTGTTTCCATCCCAAATAGGATATAAAAACTCCTATCTCCAATCCATTCTAAAACTCTATCTAGCTTTGGTCTCTTATCTCCTATCATAAATCTAAGAAAAAGAGTAATCGTCATGGTCGCTATAAGTACTATAATTATATATTTAATGTATTCCATATTAGTTCTTTTTATTATAAATTTGACTTACCGGACGAGCTAAGATTAATGATAACTCTTTAGCCGTTCGTTTTTTATAGTTCTCTTGTAAGAAATCTATCTCTTCGAGTGTCCAATATCTCACTCCGGCACTCTTATATGCCAAGCAGCTATGGATGATTCGCTTATCCGTTAGCTTAGATAACATAATATCTATGGCATCTTGTATATCTTTATGTACGGGTAATGAGTCTGTCTTAGCTATACTATCTAACTCGGAGAGTATCTTATCCATATTGAAGAATGTGAGGAAAGGTGCCTCTTTATATTTCTTATTCACCGCCATGATAATACGTCGAGCTATATAAATGTTATAAAGATAGATAGGAGCATTAGGATATTTACTTTTAATCATATCTTTGATAGCTCTCATATGAGGCTGTATCTGATTATTCATCCTCAA